CGGATTCTTCTATCTGGTCTTCGCTGTCGTAGTTGTCAAACTCTGACATATGGCACTCTCCGTTTCTGCCCACATCACATCAGAGGTATGTGATGGCTGCTATTGATTTGTCACCCCGAATTGCTCCACACAGGCTGGGGGGTTCCTGTGTAGGTTCCTACTTTCGTATCACGTTCGATATTACACACCTTGTTTGGTGTTGTCAACTATCTCACTATTCGATTGTTTGTAGGCTGATTTTTCCGCCTGCTTCGAATGTTCCTTTGCGGCGACGTTTTCTTGTTGCTATTCGTTGGGCTGCTTCAGCGCTTGTGCCGAGTGTGCCTGCGATGGCTTCTTCTTGGGTGATGCCTTCTTCGCCCATCAATGGTCTGTATAGACTTTCTTCTTGTTTGAGGGTGGTGAATCCTTTTTGTGCTTCGGCTTCGCTTACACCTTGGCGAACTAGTTGTTCAGCGGATGTGGCTGTTAAGGCTATGCCTGCCTGTTTGCGGGCTTGTGCGGCAACCTCAGCGGCTCTGGCGGCACGCAGGATGTTGTCTTGGGCTTTTTGTGGGTCTAGGAAAAACGCTGCGATTGAGCCGTCGTCTAGGTTGTATAGCGTTTTTAGTTCGTTGACTACGGTTGGGTCGGCGTTGCGTACAGCCTGATAGCCCTGTGTTACTCGTGCCAAGATTTCGTCTGGGGAAACATCGTTGACAATGAAATTTGTTAGTGATGTCGGGTCGTCGTAGAACCCTGCTGGCATTCCTGAGTCTCGCAGGTTTCTTCGGTATTGTGATTCAAGTTGGAGTAATTGGCTGACGGAGTAGACAGGTTTGCCTGCTGCTCGGCGTTGTTCGTTTGCTACGAATCGTCGTTTGAATGCTGGTGATTCTCGTAGTTGGATACCGATTTCGTCGATGCTTGATGAGCCTGTGATGGTTCGGTTTGCGAGCGCTGCACGGATTTCGTTGACTAGTTCTGGGTCGTCTAGCCCATAAAATTTGAGGGTGTTGGTGAGGATTGTTGTGGCTGTTTCACCGTCGTCGGATGGTGGCAGGAACGAGATTGGGCGACTAGTTGGTGTGACTGGTACTTCGTTTTCTGTTTTTATTTCTCTAACAGGTTGTCTGCCTAGACCGTAAGCCGCTTCTTTTGGTGCGTAAGCAGCAGCGATTTCGGCAGTAAAATCGCGGGTAGGTGCCGTGATGGGGCGACCACGTGCTTCAGATAGGGCTTGTAGGTCTTCTGGTGTCATTGACATTAGATAATCTTTCCGAACGCTTGAGCAATATTAGCCGACAAAGCCCGTGCTTCATCTTTAGCGTTATTGGTTCTTTCCCAACCGTACTGTGGGTCGGAGCGTAATAGTTTTTCCCATTCGCTGTTTGTCATTAAACGCTTTTTGCCTTCTTCGCCGAACGATACAGCCTGTTCAAATGCGCCTGTGGACATATCGATGTCATTGATGTTGCGTTCCAGGAGTCTTGATGCTGTGGTTTGGTATGCCGAGGCGATGCTTTCTAATGTCATGCCTTGGTCTAGCAGGTTTGATAAATGCCCGTAGCGTGTTTTGGCGAACTCTCTTTGTTGGCGTTCGTAGTCAGATGCAAGCATTTGACCTGTTAAAACTTTTTCAATGTCGGAGTCTGCTGGGTTTCGGTTGAAGAATGCTTTAGCGATGTTTTGTGTGCTGATGTAATCTGCAGATTTTTGGGTGCGAGCCAACGCTGTCGGGTTGATGTAGTTGCCTGATTCGTCTTTTTTGAATACTTCGCTGTAAACTTTTTGTTTAAGGATGTCTCCTTCATATCCCATGTTGATTGAATCGGATACGAATTTGGTGAAATCGCTACCTTCGAAACCTAGTGTGCCTACTAGGGATTGAATGGTTTTTAGTTGTTTTGATGTTGATAGTTCTTTGTAGAAATCTGTGGCATCTAGTGATGCGTTAAACCTGTTTAAGCCTTCTGTTGATTTATACCATTGTTGTGATATGGCTGTGTTTAATAGTTTGAATAGTTCAGGGTATTTGGTGCGGTCGAGGTCTAGTAGCCATGCTTTTGCTGGGAATGTTTCTCGGAATGTTGTTTCCCATGCTGTGCTAACTGCCGCTGGTTGTTCTGTTGTGGCTGTGGCGGCTGTTGTTTTGTATTCTTTGCGTAACATTTCTCGGTTCGCTGGGGTATTTTCTAAGCCACGTGCCGCGAGTTGTTCGGTGACAAATGCTTTTCGTTTGGCTACATCAATTACTTGAGTAGTAGTTGCAACTCCCGTGGTAGGCACATCTGGTTTAGTTTCTTCTATTGTTGTTTCGGTGCCAGCGACAACCATGGGTTGAGTAATTTCACCGCGTTGTTCACGTGTTAGTGGTTGCGTTTTTGTAGCCGCAACTTGAGTCGGTGCGCCAATATCGGATTTAAAAGCATATGTAGCAGGAGAACCAGGAGCACCCGCTGCTACAAACGCTAATTCTTTGTTTTCTGTTATCCGTTTTTTGTCAGCAAGAACTTTTTCAACTTCAGCAAACGCCTGACTTCGAGCAGTCTCGTCGATAGAACCTTGTTGAAATTGGAACTTAGCCAATTCAAGATTTTTTTCTGCTTGTTTTAATTTACTATCTACTGCTTTAAGCGCACGGGTATTATCGTTCTTTGCTTCTTTGAAACGGTTATTTGCTATTTCGACATTGTTTTGTGCCTGTTCTTTGTTTCCTTCTAATGTGACAACCAAATCACGCAAAGAAGACGGAGTGTATTTTTTCCCTTTAAATGTAAACGAAGTAATGTTTTTACTTAAAGCGTCATTAAGTGTTTGAATATCTGCATCTAAATCTTTTTTGATTTTTTCTGCAGATTTTAAATTTTGCTCATAGTCATTTAATGTTTTAAACGTTTCAAATTTATTGAGTTCGTCAGCCATTATGCAAGTCCTTTAATCTTTTTATCAAGAATGTCGAATAGTCCCAAAGCGCCTACCGCTTCGGCTTCTGGACCGAACTGTTGTTGTACTTGTTGTTCGGCTGCAACACCAAGGTTCGGTGCGCGAACACCACCAGTCGCTTCCGATATTTCCATACGCTCATACGCTCTAACAAACTTTTCGATTTCGGCAGCAGACACGTTGCGCCCTAATATTTTTTGTGTTGTGTCTTGAAATACTGAACGGATGTCTTGTTTGGCTGTGGTACGGATAACTTTGCCCATACCCACAGATGGCTGGATTTCTGTTAGGAATTGCGGTAGAACGGCTTCTATTGTTCGACCTTGCGAGTTGGCGTAGTTTAAGAACTCTCTCATCACAGATATGTCTGTGGAATCAAATCCTGTTCCGCCTTGCGGTCTACCGTTTTTGCCGTATAGTCCTCGTGCAGATAGTTTGTTTTGGAAATCTATGCGTTGCGCTGTGGTCATTCTGGACAGTTCGCTTACTGCTTCTTTGTCGGGGTCATATAGGTCGCGTTCAATAGTGTTGTTTTTACCTACTAGTTTTTGACCTACAAAAGAAACATCGAATCCTCGTCGTTGGCGTGTGGCTGCGTCGCCTGAGTCAGAAACTGTGCCACCTAAAATGTCTTGTTGTTTTAAACCAGATAATTGTGGTGCTGTAACGAATACGTTACGTGGTTGTAGTTGTACGTCAGGTGCTAATCCGCCACCAACTTTTGGGGCAATAACTGGGGCGGTCGAGGATGGTGGGGTTGTCGTCGCGTTCGGGTCTGTTGGTTCTGTGAATGACATTAATCTACCTCTGCTGCAAGTTTATCTTCATAAATTCTTGCAAATTCTGGGGTTTGCTGTACAAGTGCTGCTGCAATACTAGCCAACCAATCCTTTAAAGGTTGTGTTTTTGGTGATTGGAAACTTGAGAACCCTGCTGCTGCAGCATTTTCTAATGCTTGGTCGCGGGCATCCAAATATTGTTTGACTGCGTTTGCCACATCGTTGTCTGCTAAACGGTTGTCGGTTACGGCTGTATACAAATTGTTGATGAAGTTAGGGAATTCGCCTGGGTTGAAGTCGGCTTTGATTGGGAACCCTGGGTATTCTTTGTTGAGGAATGTGCGCCATTGAGCAAGCCAGTCTCGTTGTTCTTGGTTTAGGGTGTCGCCCATTTGGTTGCGTTTTTCACGGTAGATAGATGAAGCAATTTTGTATTGGGCTGCTGCAACCATTTCTTCTGCTGTTAATCGGCGTCGTTCACCTTTTTGGATTTGGCGGTTGAATGCTTCGAAACTGAACGAGTCGCCGCCAGGGGCAAAGTATCCTGCGATGCCTTTGTATTGTTTCATCAAATCGTCGTTGTCTTTAGCCCAATCGGAGAACACTTTGGTTGGTTCAATGCCACTAGTTGTCGGTTCAGTTTTGTGACCCATGTAAATAAAAGCATCTTCACCAAAACGGTCGATGAATCTACTTACTGCTGTATCTGGGTTTTCTGTTTTAAGTTTGTAGAACTCTTGTGAGAGTGATGATGCGATGATGTCGCCGCCGTCTGTTTCTAAACGGAAGTCGATTTGTGGTGAGGTTGGTCCTGTGAATTGGAATAGGGCGCGTAGTCCTGCGAGGACTTGTGCTTTGCGGCGTGCGTCGGCATATAGTTTTGCCATGTCGTTGACGTCTTTGGTGTTGTAACTTCCGCTTTGGATTTTGTGGCGGACTACTTCTGCGTAGGTGTTTGCGTAGATTGTGCCAAGTTTTCCTGTGTCACCTTTAATTGCTTCAAAACCCCGAACAGCCCATTGCGGTGCGAGTGATGACACGCCTTTTTCACCGTACGGCAAAATCATTTTGCGTATAAATTCTAGTTTGGGGGTGTCTGGAAGTACATTTGATGCGGCAATTTGTAGGACTGGACCGCCGCCTGGAAGGTTTAATACTTGAAATGCGCCTCGGATTGGGAATTGAAGCATTGCTCCTGCCCATCCGCCAATAGGAAAGTTGAATACGTTTGTGCCGTTTATAGGGTCTTCTGCAAACCAGCCCGACAAAGCGTTGTCTGGGTTATCCGAATCATAGTCTGCCGCGTCAAACGCGAGTTGTGTTTTGCGAATTCGTGATGGGTCTTCAATAAGATATGAAGTGTATTTGCCAAGTGTTTCTCTGAAAGCGGTAGCAAAAGGAATAATGACCCTGAGGGTATCTTCAATGTTTGATTTTTCTACGGCGTTGTAGAGAATTTCTCTTAGTTCTTGAAGTGCGACGATGGATGAAAATTCTTCTAGTTGTTCTAATGTGCCGTCACCTGTTGCGATTTTGCCAAATATACGATTGTAGATTTCTTTGTTGCCTACATATTTTTCTGGGGTTAACCGTTGGTTGCCTAATTGAGTGTTGATTTCGTTAACATATTTAACGATGTTATTTTGTAATTTTTGTTGTTCCGCAGCCGATAACAGATAGGCGTTGTCTGCAACATTTTTATAAAATGCTTGGCGGTAAAGAGGTGAACGTTCTAGTTTTTGTGTTGCTGTACCAACTAAATCATTAAAAAAGAATTTGACAGCAGAGTTCATAAACCCAGCAATTTTGCCTAGGTCTTGTTTTTCGTCAACTTGAATACGTTCTGCGCGTTTAACTATTTGTGCTAATTCGTTACGCGCACCTTTAAAATCAATAAATTCACGAAGTTTTTCGCTGCCCAACAACGATAAGTCTTTTTGTGGGTCGCCGAATGCTACACCTTTTGCTATCGGCTGAACATCGGCTTTTGTTTCCGTAATGAATTTACCTGGGTTAAAAGGGTCTGGAACTTGTACGGTTCTGGTATCGACAATTACACCTTTTTGGTCAATGCTTAATTGAACGACCGTGCCTGGTTTGATATCGGCTGGGTCTAAAGGTTTTGGTGGTGGAACTGTTTGTCCTTTGACTGGTGGATTGATGCTGTCTTCGACAAAAAGGTCTACTGAATCAATATTTGTTTTTCTTGCGGCAACTTGAAATTCTCCAGGTGCGCCAAAAGGTACTGGCTCTAATAATGGGACACGGTTGTATGATGAAACAAATCGCAAATCTTCATCAATTCGACCTGTCGCCGCATCTTTTCTTAGAATGTTAGAAATTTTTGATGTTGCTAATTTGTCCACCCATGCCGCAAGAAGTGTGTCGTCGTCTGTGTTCCGTAGTTTAATAAATGTTGAACCCGAACCTTTTGGGTCGGCAACACGAACTCCGTTTTTAAAATAGTTAAGTATTTTTTTACGGGCTTCACCGCCTTCCGTTGTTGTTTGCAGCCAGTTAACTATTGCATTGGTCCGTTGGTTTTGTGGAAGTGACCAAAGTTGAGCAACTTTTTTTAAGATTGGGTCGGCGTGGATTTGACCAAGGTTATCTACGTAGCCTGTTGTGTGGGCTGTTGCATTGGTGGCACGGTTGACTAAACCAAAGTTTTCTGAACGTCTCAAATTTTGATTTGCGTTTAGTGGGTCTACTAGGTGATTGTAGACGCTAAGATTTATTGCTTCCGAAACTTCTTGTGCGGCAGCAGCAAAGTTTTTACCAAAAGCATCATCAAAAATGTCTTCAAAAAGTAGCGCTTTTCCTTCTTTGCCTAATAATGTGCCAACAAAACGCTGGTTCATGGCTATTTGAATGAACTGTAATGGGTGTGAAAAGAAACTTTGGTATCCGCGGGCTGCAATTCGTATGTGTGAATCAATTAAGTTACGGACAACATAACCGCCAGTTGCTAATACAAACGGTTTCCAAACTTCTTGTTGAAGTTGTTCAGCGGCGGCAAGAATATGGCGTTGATTACCGTCTCTGTTAATTGCTGCTTTCATAATTGGATTGGATGTAAGACGTTTTAGTTTTCTAAAATCTGGCAAAACATATGTTTTTTGAATTAATTCGACTAGCGCTGATGGGCTTATCATTTGCAAAGCGTCTTGTTCCGCTGGTGTAAAATTGTTTAATTGATTTGGGTCTATCATTCCGCTTGCTCGTAGCATTTGGATTGTGCCGCCGTCGTCAATTTGACCTGCGGCATCAACCGCGTATGTAGTTATTTTTGCTTTTTCTGCATCTTTTAATTTTTTGATTTCTGCGGCAACACGCTTATCTCCGCCACCCAAATCATTAACAAGGTCAATAAAATCGTCAAATAGTTTGTCGTTTAATAGGTTACGTTCACCTTCTGGTGCGCTTAAAGCAACTGCGGCTTTACCCATAAATTCTTCGTATTTCGCCGCTGCTTTTTGAGGCGCACGCAAACCTTCTAAATATCTGCTATAGGTTTTTACTGCGTTTGAACGGTCAATTGATGTTCCGTTTATAACGGCTTGTTCTGTGGGGATTGATGACCACCATCGGCTGTTGCGTATTGTTCTGTAAAGTGGGACTCGTTCTCTTGCTAATTTTCTTATTTCAGATGTTGCACCAACACCTTGAACTTCTGTGATGAGTCGAGGAAAAAAACTTTGTTGCGTTTTAGGGTCTAGCGCTGCTGATGCTTGTCCGATGATTGCTTTTATTTTTACTGTTTCATCTGCTTCGGCTAAACGCATTGCTGTTTCTGGGTCAATTCTGTGTTTGAAATCAGCCATGATTTTTGCGGCTGCTTTGCCCCGTTCAAGTTGTGCGGACTCTCGGGTTAATGTGCCGTTTTGTGCTTGAACTACAAGATTATCGGATGCGCTTTTGGCGTAACCAGCAATTCTTTCTGACAATCTTCGTGCTTTATCATTGCTTTCAAACCATTGAAAATATTTTGAACCAACAAATGCTTGAGCGTTTGGACTAGTTAATCCTGCGGCTCCGCGTTGTGCAATTATTTGGGCTGCTTCGGCTTCGGCAATTGAGAGTTTTGGAATTAATTGTGATTCAACTAAACCTGTTTCTGAAAGAACTTCACCGACTTTGCGACTGATGGCTCGTGTTCCTATTAAACCTTTTACTTTTTCTCCGCTGGCGAGGTCAACAGTTTTTGCTGCTTTAATTGCTTGACCTGCGACGATTGTTGGGTCGGCATAAATATTTACAGCGGCATCGAAGAATCCTGATAGTAAAGAATATTCTTTTGTTCCTGGGGTAAACACAAGGTCTGCTGCGCCACGCCCAATTGTCCACGCATGGTTGTTGATTGTGCCACGGAACTCTCTTGCTCTTTGTGCTTGTGTTTCTGCGGCTTTTCCACCGAAGAAGAATCCTTCGCCTGAGTCTTCGCCTGAAAGCATTGTGCCAAGTTGTGTTGAAGCAAATATCCCTTCGGTACCTGACGGTTGGTTTGGTGAAAAAATTTGTGAGGCAACGTTTTGTGTTAGGTCTGGGGTGAGTTGTAGTGCGGCAAAACCCCAGCGTGTTGCGGCTTTTACTTTGCTGTAAATGTTTCTATCGAACCAGCCTTTTGGGTCTGCTTTGTTTGGGTCATTGTTTGTTGCTAGTTGTTTGCCAGAAATTTTAGAAACAGCATCTACTGTTTGTTGTGTTAAACCTTGTTGTTTTGCCATGTCCAATAGGACACGCGGCGACACCCACGGATTTTGTTTATAGAGTTCGGATACTTTTGCTGCTTGTTGTGGTGTTACTGTTGCTTGTATTTTTTTTTGTGCATCAATGTTTGCTTGTGCGTCTTTGTCGTTGTTGTCTTCGTCAACAGGGTCAAATGCGCTAAATACCCCAGCCATTAGTATCCTTCACGTAAGTATGAGTCCAACATATCTGCGAGTTCTTCGCTTGGGTAGGCTGCGTATAGTGCTCTGAGTTCGTCGAGTATCGGGTCGCTGTTGCGTACGCCTGCATAGCCGCTGATTTGTGTTGTTCTTCCTGGTCCGAATGGTGCGCCTGCTGTGAGTGGTTCGTCTGGGCGTTCTGTTGGTCTGTCTAATGGTCCGAATTGTCCTGGGCGTGGTCGTTCAACTGCTGTTTGTGGTGGTGTGACTGCTGGTTGTGGTGATGCTGCCATTGGTATTTGTTGTTGTGCTGCGATTTGTTTTCCTGCTTCACCGTAGGTTTGTCCTGGGGCTGCTTTTGCCGCCAACTTTTTTGTTGGGTTCCTTAAATCGGAACGGTTCGGGTATTGTTTTGCCATTAACCTAATCTCCCTGCGAGGCTAAGTACACCACCTGGTGTCCCTGGTTGTGCGGACGCTCCTGCTTGTGGTCCGCCGAGTGATGCTAGTAGTCCTTCGACGCCTGCTGGTGCGCCTGCGGCTGGTGCTTCTGCTCCCATGCCTGGTGCTGCTAGTCCTGGCATTGCTTCTGGTGAGCCTGCTGGTACTGCTGTTGCTTGGCGTTGTTGTGCGCGTTCGTTTGTTCGGCGTACTGCTTCGTAGAGTGGAACGTTTTCTTCTACTGTGAGTTTTGTTAGGTACGCTAAATCTTCTGGCTGGTATGGTCCGTTCGGGTCTGCTGCTTGTGCTTGGATGCTGGACAGGAGTGCGGCTTCCATTGATTCTGCTGTGATGCGGTCTTTTTCTAGTTCTGGGTCTGTGATTAGCGGGTCGGCTTCTCGTGCTGATTCTTTTGACATGAGACCTGTGCCGAGGCGTTGTCCGAGTCCTACGATGAGTCCGTTGACGTCTGCGCCTGATGACGGATAGTTGACGTAGTGGAAGTCTGTTTCCCAAACTTTGTTTGGAACATAATCTACTTTGCCGATTCCGTTTCTTCCTGCGATGAAGAACGATTTTTCTTTTGTGCCCCAATAGTTTTTTTCGATTGCGATAGCAATTTTGTCTTCTTCCATCAATGATTGTGCGAAGATTGCTTGGGCTTCTTGTACACGGAAGTCGACTGTTGCTGAAAGGATTGATTCTCCGCGGCGTCCAGTACGGATGTTTGTTCCTGATTCTCCGCCGAACTCCGCTGGGATTGCACCTTCTAGTCGTTCTTGTCTTTCAAGTCTGTCTAGTGCGACATCGGTTTTGTAGCCTGGGTTTGTTTGCAACTGTTGGATGTCTCCGCCTTTGACTACACCTAACTGTCCTGTTTTGCCTTCTGCCATTTGGATTATTTCTGGGTTTTCACCAGGGCGTGCTACAAGGTATTCGTCTGGGAAGATGCCGCGTTCGATAGCGATTTCTGTGAGGGCTTGTAAACGTGCACGTGTGTAGTACATTCCCATTACGCCGTCGAATTGTCCGCGTGGGATGTCTAACGAGATTCTTTTCGGGATGATTACTAAAGGCATTTGTGTGCGGTTTGGGATGCGTTCTAGTTCGATTACTTCGATTCCTTGGCGTTCGGCTGCTGTGAAATCTGCGCTGTTTTCTGCGCCCATTACGCAGATAACTATTTCTTGGTCGTCAACATATTCGAGGATTGTGTATAGGGTGTCGAATCGGACTTTGCCTAAACGTAGTTTGCCAACTACTTTGTCTGCGTAGTTTGCTATAAGCCAGTTGTATGGTTTGAGGTAGGTGAAGATGCAGTCTTCTGGGATGAGGTTGTCTGGGTCGTCTGATACTGCTGGGTAGGTGTCTAACGGGTTTCGTACTGACCATTTTGGTACGAGTGTTTTGAAATCTGGTTTGATGATTACTGGTGCCGATGAGTAGGCGAGTAGGTGGCGTGCGCGGCGTCGCATTTTGATATCCATTTTGTTTGTGTCCCAGATGGATAGCATTGCTTTGCGTCTTGTGCGTGAGTAGTCTTTGCTGCGTTCGTTGCCTTCTTTGAGTGGCGGGAAGTATGGCATTGGCATTGTTGATGCGACTCGCATCGATGTTTGGTCTAATCCTTGTACTAGTAGGTTCGCTACGTTTGTGCGGGCGTTGCGGTCTAGTTCTGAGAGTGGTACGATTACGTCACCGTTCGCAAGGTCGCGGACTCGGCGCATTTGCGCGAGGATAGGTCCTTGTGTTTCTTGGCGTGATTTGTATAGCGATACTATTTCTTCTGCGGTTTTCATCCAGCACGCTTTCTTTTAGTTGCAACTACGTCTAATATACACTATTTCAGTAGCCAACTGGGGCGCCATTGTCGTGGTGGCATTTTCATGTTGGTGAGGTTTGGGATGTTGAGTACCGCCATCCATAATGCCATTACGATGTCTGTCCCATTTTTTTTGTCGCGGGTCCATTTCGCGAGTTCGTCTGTTGCCGCTAACGTTTTCCAGTTCGCGCGCATTGTTGGTAGACGTACCGCACCTGAACGGAATAGTGGTGGGAGTAGGGCTTCTACGCCCATGTTTTCGTCGAGTTTGTTGCGGGTGGTGGTGTGTGGGAGTACGTTCACTCCGTGTAATGCCTGCCATTTGCGTACGAAGTCGTGTGCTAGCAGGAATCTTTGTGCGGCGTTGATTTCTACTACCCAGTGTGATATCGGGTAGCCGAGTTGCATTGACCTGTTTTGCCAGTCTTCCATGATTCCTGAGTATTGGCTGGTTGTGGTGTTGTATCCGAGGAGTTCTTCGGCGGTGAGTTTGACCCGTTCGATGTCTATGACGTAATAGAGGTTTGTTGTCGGCTGGTAAAGTATCCAGATGAGCGCCCAGAATTGGGTTGGGGATGGGTCTACTGCGACTATTGAGATTACGGGTGGGGCTAGTCCTGGGGGGATGATTCCGTGTTGGCGTTCGTTATCGATGCATCCTTGGTAGAGTACGCCGTCTGCGCCGATTCCGCCTGTTATCCATGTGCGGTCTATCAAATATGTTTCGTCGGCGAGGTCTTCTTGTTGGTAGATTATTCTAAATTTTTCTGGGGAGTTGTATCGGAGATAAGATAAATCTTTCCATGAAAGTCGTTTAGGGTCGAGTAGAGGTCCGTTAGGGTATGCGGGGGCGGTGACTTTTCTTGACGCAGGACCAGTATCCAAATCTGGGTAGTATGCCTGATAAATAATGTGTTTATATTTCGATGACTTGGTGGGTTCTTTATTTGCAATGTGTTCAGGCAAGATAACATCTGACCCATCGTAGTCTTCTTCTTCGACGTCGTAGGTTACTTTTGCTAAACAATGGGCGTATAGGTCGCCTGAACCGAGTCTTTGTCCGATTACTGCGAGTAGACCACCTGGGTCGCATCGTGCTTCAGCCATCGAATCCCATCTTTCTAAAAGTTTGTCGCGGGCAACAGATTCTCGACAGTTTTCGGTGGATGCAACGTCGTCAAACAGGCATAGGTCTGCGCGGTGTCCGATGAATTCGGCGTCGATACCGTATGCTCGGACTGTTGGTTCTTTGTTGTCTAACCCATTACCGTCGTATTGTTCGACAATGAACTCGTCTGCACGCCACAGGGCACCTTTGTCTGATGGTTTGAACCGCCCGTAGTCGATGGAGAGGCATCCTTCGGCGTTGACCGCTAACCCTTTCTTAACCAGTTCAGGGTCAGGTTGGATAGGTGCTGGTCTTTCGAGGGTTTCTCTGATTCGTCGCGAGTATTGTTTAGCCATCGCTTGTGAAATTGAGCCAATCATTACTCGGATTGCCCTGTTGCGTACTATTGCCCATACTGCTACATCGTGGAATAGGGTTGATTTGCCTGCACCTGGCGGCACATTTAATACAACGAATTCTTTTTCTTCAGCCTCAAGCAACTGAACCAATGTGACTGCTGCTTCTACTTGCCACGGTGACGGAACTCTACCCAAATAGTATTTTCTGAAAAAGTCGAAGTCTTCTAAGCCGCGTTTAGCCGCATCACACAATCTGTCTAACGGTACGGCGGGTGGTAAATCGGCTGCTTCAGCCAAATCATTATCAGCATACCTTTGCATCCCACCCTGGTCACGTAAATGTTTCCGTGCATGAAACTCGGCGTCCTCACGGCGAGCCTGCACCGCTTTCGAATTCTTCAACCACCGAGACCCAGTATTCACATGGATACCAGAAATACGTGAAGCATCCAAAATACTGGAACCTGCTGCTATCGCCTGAAAGAAACGTGCTTTATCTGCGGACGAAACATTACGGCGAGTACCCATCAGAAAAAAAATGTTACCACAAATAGTTGCAAACAAAAAAAATGCGAACTACACTCAACAACACACCCGTCGGGATGACGGCAAACAAACAGTAATCTTCACGGCTGTACACCATTTGCAAGGTGCGGGGCATTAACACCAGGGAACTGGGGTAGACCTTCATGTCATGTGAAGGAGCAGCGAACTAACGTCAACTAGTAGAATCATGGTGTCGGCTAAAAATCTTGGCTTACGGCTACCAACCTCAACAAGGGGTGAAACGTGGGGGGAAGCAAACACCCATCTCGGCTGCCAACCCAAAAAACACTGCCGCGCCGCAAGCGGCTTGCCCACAACAAAACACAAACCAACCCACAAAAAACCCACACCCCCCGCCACCAAAAACAGTCACAACAACCCATCTTTTTTTTGCCGTTTTTTTCTAGAGTGAGTACATTCAAAACGCATATATCTATGTATATGGGTGGGGTCTCGCGGCAAATACCCTAGTTTGTGCGCTTGTGTTTGTGCTTTTGTGCTTGTGCGCTTGTGTACTTTTCTAATCTTTTCACAAATACACAAACAAAACTACCGAGAGTAGCCATCTCACCACAAAAAAAATAACACTACGGGCATAGAAGTAAATATTTGTAAGGCTCGCCTAATAGTTATGTCAAGTTGTGTCAAGTTTGAATAGTTATGTAAAGTTAGGTGAACCTGACTTTAGTGTGTCAAAGGTCACAAAAGATTTTGGGGTTTGGTGGTTGACGCAGGGCACTTTTGCCTTTATGCTTGTAGGTGTAAGGATATAAACCATATAAACAAAGGGGAAATTGAATGACTAGGAAAGATTACAACGAACTAGCAAAGATGGTGAAAGTGCATCGTCAAAACGATTGCGAAGGTGTACATCGCGGGTTTAATTCTGCCACCATTGCAAGCATCGCCGAGTCTTTGGCGTGCATATGCGAATCAGACAATTCACGATTTGACCGCGCAAAGTTTTTTACCGCTTGCGGTATGAACGAAGACGGCTCGGAATGGGTTATCTAGTTTAGGGTTATCGCCTAGCCTTTAGAGGTAGTCGCGTCATAGCGACACTAGGCACTAGCGAGCCAGCAGGCTCGTGAGAAACATACAGATAGGGGAAACTAAATTGGATACTAAAACAATCGTACATACTTTTGACGCTATTCTTCGCTTAATAGAGTCAGATAAAGAAAAGTCAGATAAAGAAAAGTTAGACGAAATTTATGGTCTGATTTGTGACGCACAACCTAACCAATATGCAGAGATATTCGCTCGTGATTTGTCGGCGAATATGGAATTTCAAAATGCTATGGCGGAATTGTATGGGGTTTATTTGACTCTTCAAAATTTGTCAGATACAAGAGATTGAGCAAAGTTAGCCTATCGCTACAGGCGTGGCTTTTCAATGAGCAATAGGCACGATTACTAGACAAAAGTCTAGTGACATAACAAAACAAGATAGGGGAATAATGCGAAAATACGATATTAAATTGGGCACTAAATCTGCCCATATTTATTGCGAGGGATACGAGGTAGCGCAGGCGATAGAGATATCTTCAGGCGTTTACTATTCAATGATAGACAATAACGGTAAAGCGTTTGGTTACGATTATGAGCGCACTACCCTTGCCGAATGGGTGAATAGGTTCACAAAACAAGAGAGTCTCTCATGATAGTAGACGACAATTTTGTGGGCATAGTAATGCTCGCTCTAGTCGGGGTTATCTACCTCGCGTATAAAGTCGGCGAGTATGTCGGGGAAATGAAAAGCAATAGGGGTAACTGATGAGCAAGCATGACGAATATATGCACATAATGAGCCAATACGATAGACCTAGCAAAGGATTCAGGGCATTAGCACGCCTTTATCGTGCGCTAGGTGACAATGGGATGGGTGAGTCTTACGATAGGCAAGCCGAAATGGAAGAAGAATATGAGAGCAATTATGAATGGGAAGAGTGACGAATGTCACATTGCTTAGACTTGACAACACTAACTAAGTGTGATACAGTAAGACATATCAACATAACGAAAGGGTAAAAACAATGAAAGACAAACCAAACATACAATGCTCGCAATGCAA